AGACGCAACTACTAAAGCAGACCAAGCACTAGTAGACGCTAAAACATATGCAGATACAGCAGAAGCAGATGCAATTGCATCAGCAAATGCTTACACAGATGGTCGTGAAACAGCTATCACAACTGCTTATCAGTCATATTCAGATGTACAAAAAGCACGTGTCGATGCTATCCTATCAGCATCAAGTGCAGACAAAGATACGTTTGCAGAAATCGTTACATTTGTTAACTCAGTTGACACAACTAATGATACAGCACTAGGTACTGAAATTACTACACGTGCCGCAGCAGATACAGCACTAAGTGGTCGTTTAGATACTATTGAAGGCTCAGGTACAGGTTCTGTAGCTAAAGCAGAAGCAGATGCAATTGCATCAGCAGAAGCTAAAGATGTAGTACGTGCGGCAGCAGCAAATGCATATGCAGACCAAGCAGAAGCAGATGCAAACGCATATACTGATACACGTGAAACAGCTATCACAACTGCTTACCAATCATATGCTGATACAGCAGAAGCAGATGCGGTAGCATCAGCAGAAGCAAAAGACGTAGTACGTGCAGCAGCAGCAAACGCATACGCAGACCAAGCAGAAGCAGATGCAATCGCATCGGCAGAAGCTAAAGATGTAGTACGTGCGGCAGCAGCAAACGCATATACAGACCAAGCAGAAGCAGATGCAATCGCAGAGGCAGAAGCAAAAGATGTAGTACGTGCAACAGCAGCAAACGCATATGCGGATCAAGCAGAAGCAGATGCGGTAGCATCAGCAGAAGCAAAAGACGTAGTACGTGCGACAGCAGCGGCATTAGACGCAACTACTAAAGCAGACCAAGCAGAAGCAGATGCAATCGCAGAGGCAGAAGCTAAAGACGTGGTACGTGCAGCTGCAGCAAATGCATACGCAGACCAAGCAGAAGCGGATGCTAAAGCGTATACAGACACACGTGAAACAGCAATCACAACTGCATACCAAGCAGCAGACTCGTCACTATCGTCAGCAATCAATACTGAAAAGTCACGTATTGATGCAATTATGTCAGCTTCAACAACAGATGCAGATACGTTCGCAGAAGTAGTATCTCTTGTTAACTCAGTAGATGCAACAAATGACTCAGTACTAGCCGGTGAAATTGCTAACCGTGCATCAGCAGATACAACACTACAAACAAATATCGACAATGAAGCATCAACACGTGCATCAGCAGATACAACACTACAAACAAATATCGACAATGAAGCATCAACACGTGCATCAGCAGATACAGCACTTGCTGGTCGTTTAGATACTGTTGAAGGTACTGGTACTGGTTCAGTAGCAAAAGCAGAAGCAGATGCAATCGCATCAGCGGAAGCAAAAGACGTAGTACGTGCGGCAGCAGCAAACGCATATGCGGATCAAGCAGAAGTAGACGCTAAAGCGTATACAGATACACGTGAAACAGCTATCACAACTGCTTACCAGTCATATGCGGACCAAGCAGAAGCAGATGCGGTAGCATCAGCAAATGCATACGCAGACCAAGCAGAAGTAGACGCAATCGCAGCGGCAGAAGCAAAAGATGTAGTACGTGCAACAGCAGCAAATGCATACGCAGACCAAGCAGAAGCAGATGCGGTAGCATCAGCAGAAGCAAAAGATGTAGTACGTGCAACAGCAGCAAATGCATACGCAGACCAAGCAGAAGCAGACGCAATCGCATCGGCAGAAGCAAAAGACGTGGTACGTGCAGCTGCAGCAAATGCATACGCAGACCAAGCAGAAGCAGACGCTAAAGCGTATACAGATACACGTGAAACAGCTATCACAACTGCATACGAAGCGGCAGATAGCACACTTCAAACAAACATCAATACTGAAAAATCACGTATCGATGCGATTATGTCAGCATCAACATCAGATGCCGATACGTTTGCAGAAATCGTTTCACTAGTAAACTCTGTAGATACGACAAATGATTCAGCACTAGGTACTGAAATTGCTAATCGTACATCAGCAGATAGTACACTGCAAACAAATATCAACAATGAAGCATCGACACGTGCATCAGCAGATACAGCACTTGGCAATCGTTTAAATACAATCGAAGGCACAGGTACTGGATCAGTAGCAAAAGCACAAGCAGATGCACAATCATATGCAGACCAAGCAGAAGCAGATGCAATCGCATCAGCAGAAGCAAAAGATGTAGTACGTGCAACAGCAGCAAACGCATATGCGGATCAAGCAGAAGCAGATGCAATCGCATCAGCAGAAGCAAAAGACGTGGTACGTGCAGCATCAGCGGCATTAGACGCAACTACTAAAGCAGACCAAGCACTAGTAGATGCGAAAGCATATGCTGATACAGCAGAAGCAGATGCAATTGCATCAGCAAACGCATATGCGGATCAAGCAGAAGTAGACGCTAAAGCGTATACAGATACACGTGAAACAGCTATCACAACTGCTTACCAGTCATATGCTGATACAGCAGAAGCAGATGCAATTGCATCAGCAAATGCATACGCAGACCAAGCAGAAGTAGACGCTAAAGCATATACAGATACACGTGAAACAGCAATCACAACTGCTTACCAATCATATGCTGATACAGCAGAAGCAGATGCAATTGCATCAGCAAATGCATACGCAGACCAAGCGGAAGCAGATGCAAAAGCATATACAGATACACGTGAAACAGCTATCACAACTGCTTATCAGTCATATTCAGATGTACAAAAAGGTCGCGTTGACGCTATCTTATCTGCATCAAGTGCAGACAAAGATACATTTGCAGAAATCGTTACATTTATCAACTCAGTTGATACAACAAACGACACAGCACTGGGTACTGAAATCACAACACGTGCCGCAGCAGACACAGCACTAAGTGGTCGCTTAGATACTATTGAAGGCTCAGGTACTGGATCAGTAGCAAAAGCACAAGCAGATGCACAATCATACGCAGACCAAGCAGAAGCAGATGCAATCGCATCAGCAGAAGCAAAGGACGTGGTACGTGCGGCAGCAGCAAATGCATACGCAGACCAAGCAGAAGCAGATGCAATCGCAGCGGCAGAAGCAAAAGATGTAGTACGTGCAACAGCAGCAAACGCATATGCGGATCAAGCAGAAGCAGATGCAATCGCATCAGCAGAAGCAAAAGACGTGGTACGTGCGGCAGCAGCAAATGCATACGCAGACCAAGCAGAAGCAGATGCGAAAACATATGCAGATGGTATTGTGTCAACAGAAGCATCATCAAGAGCAAGTGCTGATACAGCATTAGATGGTCGTTTAGACACTCTTGAAGGCGCAGATACGGTAATAGGCTCAGTAGCAAAAGCAGAAAAAGATGCGAAGGCGTATACAGATACACGTGAAACAGCAATCACAACTGCTTACCAGTCATATGCGGACCAAGCAGAAGTAGACGCTAAAGCGTATACAGATACACGTGAAACTGCAATTACATCAGCATATACATCAGCTATCTCAACAGCGGTAGCAGGTAAAGACAATACTGATGAAATTACTGAAGGTACAACTAATCTATATTACACTGACGCAAGAGCAGACGCACGTGTTGCAAACGCAACTGGTACAAACCTAAACCTTTCAGCTAAATCAACATCTGATCTATCAGAAGGTTCAAACCAATACTTCACAGACGCACGTGCAGTAGCGGCAGTTGAAACAGCATTTACACACTCTCACTCAGCGACACAAACAGTAAACGCAACAGTAGCTACAAACAACGGCACTGGCGCAGTTACTTTTGACTTCAATGAGCTAGAAGGTGCAGTATCGTATACGGTTTATCTAAACCGTCAGATGCTACGTCCAGGCGAGTTCTCAGTAAATACAGCATCAACAACTGCTAACCTAACAATTAGTACAGGTATCCTAGCAGAAGATGATGAACTAGAAGTAGTAACAATTAAACTATAATCTAATCAAAGTTGGGGGGTTTGAACATTCCCCCCAACTGTCTTAACAAGACATGGGGATGAGAGATCCCTTCGAATTAGATAACCCTTAAAGGAGACAAAAAATGTCACGTAAATTTAAAATTGGTGGTTCAAGTAAATCACTTAAAGACCTTTGGAAAGAAAAAAAAGCCGCAGCCGCTACCCTATCAACAAGTGATGGTAAATGGAACAATGTTTCAAACCTAGCATCAACGTCAGATGATGACTATAAAAACTTCAAGTTTAAAGTTAACACAAAAGGTGAGATGGAACCAATTCTTTCAGATGCAGATATTTCCGCAGATGACATCGTATTTGGCGCATCAAAATCAAACCTTCGCCGTATGGCAGACCTAGAACGTAACGTTTCAATTCTAGCAAACAAAATTTCAACAATCGATGGTGACGCAGAAGTTAACGATGCCTCATCAGACTTGTTTGATAACTGGATCACAAAAGATACAGCGTTCACAAAAGACGTAACGCTTGGTCGTTCAGATACAACATCATGGTATTCCGGTACAACGGCATCACGTGTTGATGTAGACGGTCACCTATACCTAAATAACGGTTTAACACTTGGTTCAACAGCACAAGAAGTTTTCCGTGATCTAATGGGCGGCATGGCATCAACAGGTCTAACGTTCTCAGATTCAGGTAACACAATCAAAGTAGACGAAACACGTATCTCAACACGTTCATATGTTGATTCATCTATTGCGGCTCTAGCAGATTCAGCGCCGTCAACACTAAACACACTAAACGAACTAGCAGCAGCACTAGGTGATGATGCAAACTTTGCTACAACTGTTAACAACAACATTGCAGGAAAAGTAGCAAAAACATCTTCACAAGCACTACGTGCAACAGATGCGATTACAGTTTCAAATGATACAATCACAATCCACAAAGGTGACGGTACATCAGAATCAGTAACAACATCAGATGCTAACTCAAACACATACCTAACAGGTGCGTCATTCGACACAGGCAATGGTGTTCTAACACTATCACGTAACAGTGGTTCAGTGACAGTTGACCTAGATGGTCGTTTCACAGACAACGGTTATGCAGATACAATGAATCAGCATGTTCGTACAAGTGATTCACCAACATGGTATAACGTAACAGCATCAGGAATGTTCAACGGTACAGCAACATACGCTAAGTATGCTGACCTTGCAGAACGTTATGCAGCAGATGCTCCATACGCAGAAGGTACAGTTGTAGTATTCGGCGGTGAAGCAGAAGTAACAGCGTCATCAGCATTCGCACAGCGTTCAGTTGCAGGTGTAGTATCACTACGTCCAGCGGTTGCTATGAATGCCGAAGCAGGTAACAATGAAACACACCCATTCATTGCTCTACAAGGTCGTGTTCCAGTTAAAGTAACAGGTGACGTTAAGAAAGGCGACATCCTTGTTGCATCAGACGTTTCAGGTACAGCTACAGCTTGGACAAACGAAGACGCAGACCCACGTATGACAGCATACGTTGGTATCGCTATTGCAGATGCAGTAGACGGTTTCGTAGAAGTAAAAGTAGGTAAGTAATTCTTATCAGAAACACTCAGAGAAAGGGAGCGGCAACGCTCCCTTTTTTTGTTTATAAATATGTTTATGGAAATAAAATATTATAACAATCAAAAAACAGTACAACTAAAAACTGAATCGTTCTTAGATAACCTAGAACGATATGACATAGCCCACACAACTAATCCATTAAATTTAAAGCATCGAATGGAATATGTTCCATGGGAAAAGTTAGTTATAACTGATAAGCAACGTGAAAGTTTTAATCCCGAACATGCAGTTGATATTATAGAATCATTTCATCCTGGAGTACACCATCCAGTATGTGTTGCACTTTTTAACGGAGAGTATATAATTTGGGACGGACATCATAGTGCAGTAGTTGCATTTAAGACTGGCATGCCTAAGGCACCATGTGTTATATTTGAATGTGATACGATTGAAGATTTTCAAACATTACTTGACGCAGACACTCATATAAAATTCGATGAACAGCAGTTAATGATTATGTTTAGTGAATTTCTAGCAGAGGATTAATCGTTACTAAAGAATTTACTTAACGTAGATGACAGCCAAGACTTGTGTTCGTCTGACTTGTTTTCGACTACCCATTCGGGAAACTTTTTGAATAGTTTCTTCCACTGTTCCATCTCATTGTGTAAATCAATCACACGCCTGCTATACTCACTTGTGCCCGGTAGGCTATACTCATCTCGTATATTTCTAAGATGATCTTTACATTTGCGCAAGTCTTCTATGTCTCTGTCAACCGCAAGTAATATTTCTTCGAAACTTTCACTAGTGTTAAACTTTTCGATTAAGAACTTGTGATGATCTTTTTTTGCTTTACCATCATAAAGGAACATAATTTCTTGTAAGTCGTAGTATAATGCTTTTACTGGATTGATACTTTCTCTGTATCTTTCCATAACTTCTTTTATTTCAAATCTACTATCTATTGTGCTTAAATTTTCAAGAGCGGCCATAGCAACCATATTCATCTTTTGTCGGTTGTTTGTTATGTCACGCACGTATTTTTGTTTGATACGCTCTATAGCAGTATCAATTACTTTTTTCTCGTCTGATGTTAGTCCAGATTTAAGATATTCTAAGTGGCCAGGAGTTGTGTTATTGATACCAATACGAAGGCTATCCGCAATAACACCTGTCTTTAGGTATTCTTTGCAGTCACGGATGAACTTTTGCTTCTTGAAATCAATGATGCCTTTTGACACATGCTGCCTCCTTTATTCTCTCTATAGTATTTATAGGGATAATATAATATTTTTAATCTGCTTTAATTTGTTCTTTTTGAATAGTGTGTCCCTGGTGCCTGGGTGCATGGGTTTTGGGAAATGTCCGCTATCAATCCATGCGTATCCTCCACTTTCTGTATTTAATTTTGGGAGAAACTCTGCATCTACAATTATAACAAATGTATAGTAGCTAAACTTCTTATCTCTCGAATGGTACTGGTCTAGTGGGTATATTTTTTCTACCCTATTTTCGATATCTAAATCTATTTCTTCACGGAGTTCACGTAGCAATGCTTGCGAAACATTTTCATCTTGCTCTACTTTACCGCCCCAAAATCCCCAATGTCTAGCATATGATCCAGATGCGGCACGTTGTTGTAATAGTATTCTTTTCGTATCTTTTGCTACGATGCAACCACCTGCGGCTTTAATCATCAGTTTCACTTTCACTGATAAGTTCTAGCCTCCAGTAACCACCTTCGTAGATACCTTGATATGTATCACTCCAACTGCCATCTTCAAATTTGAATTGTTGCATAGTATATGTGTTGGTGACGTATGCTCTTTGTTCAAACTCACTTGCATCAAAACTAATAACCCATGATGAACCATTATATTCAATAATATCATTTTCTTCAATGTCAATTCCCCACACTGAATCAATATCAGCAGATCCCAAACATAGGTATCTTTGGCCAACATTTGGCGCTGGAAAGCTATTGAAACCTGGCTTAACTGTACTTGGATTAATTACTCTATCTACGCTAGTTATAGTGTTGTTTGGTAGTGTATCACTGTCTAAGTCGAATAGAAGCGTTGTAGGGTCTCCTGTGCGCGATATAGAGCCTATTACATCAGCATTTAAGTCTTCTAGTTCGCCATGATATTTAAGGCGCATTCTTGAAACCCCATCGTGTAAAGTACCATAATTAGATAGTACAGTGTCCCATTCTATTCCGTTTTCCCAATTGCCGTTCTCTAATGCTTTGATTAGTATAGTATCATCTTCTTTGTAAACGTTCACTGCATAGTTACCAGGAGTAACGACAACTGAATTATCTTTTTGTAAGTCAGCAAAGAATTCAAATGCGTTAGGATCATAATCGAGTGTATCTAAGTCAGAGTAATTATAAATGTTATGAATAATGTTTCTAATAACATTTTGTTTTGTAACTTGTGCTGGTGGATTAATCCAAACTGGTATTTGGAAGAATAGACTTGCAATATCAATTTGATCCTCAATGCCTGCAGGGATACCACGACTCGTCCATTGAATATCTGTAAGTTCTACTGTTGTAATCGTAGTCCAATCAATTGGGTTATCATTCTGTTGAATTTCAAGTGCTGGGTTGAATAGCACAAGCATCTGTTCTAACAGTTGTAATTTCTGGTCAGTATTAGATGTCCATACATCTACTTGCATGTTTAATAAGTATGGTACTGGCATCAATCTACCTACGCTGTACTTATTACCTTGTTCGTTTGTGTACTTACTTGTTTCTGGGTCCCAACGTCTTTCATTCACACCTACTGAATCTGTGAATAGTGGATCTTGTACTCTTGCTCTATCTGGTTGAAAACTCTGAACCCAACACGCAATAAATGGAGTTGAGTTAACAATGTTCTCTGAATTTCCTTTGACGATTGTGGCTGCCATACGAGATACGTCACCGTATCTTGCTGGTACACGCATGTAGTAATCACTTACACCATCATTCATCTTTTTACCTGTCTTAACAGAGAAGCCACTAAACATACGAATGAACTGAAGGATATATCTTCTTATCTGTTCATCATAGAAATGCATTTGTCTTGTATCACTCATTATTCGTCTACCTTAGGTCTAACTGCTTTTGACAGATTTACACGTGAATTGATTGTTGTCCCATCATCAAGTATTGATACCCCATCGTTGTTGATGAATTGATGATGTAGTCTGTGCCCGACTTCCCATCCGCCGTCATCGTCTTCAATCTTGAACCATTTATTATCACGATATTGAAATAGTCTTGCTGGTGTATAATCAACACGCAAGAAGTAAGAATTATCATCTGGCTCTTGTGGAAAATTGCGACCACTCTCTACAGTTGCATAATCGATATCGTCTGGGTGGTCGCCCTGAACTGCATACTCAAGGTTGTTCTTTCTGTAATCATAGTATTTGCCAGGAACATTCTGTTGTGCTTCATCAACAATCGCATCATTGATTTGCAATTCAGTGTTGTATGTTGAGAGTAAATTCTTTAAGTCATCAGCTTCTTCTCCAGTGCCAAAAATATCTGAATACTCTTGTGAGTCTTGAAGTTGCTTACAGCGCACTCGCCAAATGTGTGGCCACCAACCCGGATCAAAACCTTCACTTGCTTTCGAACCTTCTTGAACAACCCAATATTGATTTACTGCGGCTGCATCTTCGTCAAGTAGTAAGTCATCTCTCATGTGAGGAAGCTCAATGACATCACCTGTCATTAGCTTACGTCCCATTTGTTCTACCATCTGATTTAAGTGTACTGTGAATACGTTTTGGTCAGAACCTAAGAACATACCGAACTGTGACAAATCAAAGTCTTGGTCGCTAACTGTATATGCACCGCGCAAATCATATAGCGTTGTCTCATATTTTCTATCACGATTTTCCATGAATAGAAGATCCTGGATAGGAGGATTTGCCGGGTCATAGTTTGGATCATTCTCATCCACTGAGCCGATATATTTGTGTACAAGCAATGACGTACCGCCATGATCGAAGTGCGCTTTCACCATCTTATCAATGAACTTGTAGTCATTACCCTTACGAGGGTTCCATAAACTTAATCTTGGCATTGCTTTTTTCCTTGACTTATTAATGTATTTATCATATAGTATATGATAACACATGGAGAGAATCAACATGAATGACGGAACATTAATATCACGTGGTATTATTGCTGATACAGTAATCTCACAATTTAAGATGTGGGCAACCAATCCAGAACGATATCATCGTGGCAATGGAGTTGACGGTACATATTATGGCGAGCATGATGGCGAGCGAGAGTATGATGTGTGGTGGACTACTCAACCACCAAAAGAAATGTGGATGCCACTAGTTGCACAGTTGTACGGCAAGGTAACACATATGTTTGGACATGAGAATTGGTCTATTCATGTTGTAGATTGTATTACTACTCGTCCTGGATCAAGTAAAGTATATGCACACATTGATACCCCATATCGCTTTGCCGATTTTGCAGAAAGCGATGAAGTTCTTGGCGTGCAAATTATTATACCATTAGACACATTCACAATAGAGAATGGTGCAACCGCATTGCTACCAGGATCAAATGCAGAACGAATCGATTACAAAGATTTAGAAACGAATCGAGAGTATTACAATGACCGATTATTGTCAGAAGGTATGCAATTTCTTTCAGAACCCGGCGATGTTTTGATGTATGATAGTCGTACATTGCATAGCACAATGCCTAACGGATCAAGCGAATTTCGTAGTGCATTGTTAATAAACGCTTTAAAAACTGACATTATTCCTCGAGTACAAGAACTTGATGGAAACACAGATTTCATTAAAAAGTAGAAAAAACTTGACATTTCCTATAAACAATGTATTATATAGTTAAATAGCAAATGAAGGAGGACCCATGACAGTGGCAACTAAGAGAAAAATGGCGAGAGTGAAAGTTACTAAAAAAGCAAGTAAGCCTCGCACCCCTAGATTTGTAGATGAAAAATATACAGGACCTGAACCCGACTGGACTTATGCTGAGGACATGACTGGCGAAGAATATTATAAAGAGCGTTGTAGAGTAGGCTTTTACTATAATTATTTCTACACACCAAAAGATGGAAAGCCGTGGGTTCTCAAATGGATGAAGGATAACGGTTATAAGAACACTGACATTGCGGCAGTTAAAGCAGTTCCGGATAGTTGGATACCTATTATCGCATCTGGATATTGTCGTGCGTTAACTAAAGGCATGCCAGTCAACCATGAAGGATTGCCTGCGCATCTTGAAACTCTTCCGGGTATTACATCGACATGTATGAAAGATGCAGATGTTTATGTGAAAGAGAAACTTACAGAAATCATTGAACGTGGTTCAACTATTAAGCACGAAAAGAAAGTTGAAGAAAAGAAAAAAGATATCCCTCGTCCTAGTATCCAACAATTACTACGTGAAAAAGCGGCTGAAATGTCAGAAGAAATTGACAACTTTGTAGATGATTTTGATTATAAACCTGCTACTCTTAAAAAGTTTGATCCTCTTAAACTCCTAAGAAAAGTAGAGGCTAAGGGAAATCATGCAAAAGCAATCAAGTCATTCTATGAAGGAGAGTATGCAGAGTTTTATGAACTTCTTAATCCGCCAAAGCGTATGAACGAAGCGAAGAAAGATGATTATGAACAACTCAAAGAAGGCTACTCACACTTAAAGAAAGCAGAGCTTAAAGCCGCACACGATATGTATCGCAATATCCTTGATGCATGTGATGCAGTTGTTCAAGAGAGCAAATTAACCCGTACCCCTCGTAAGAAGAAAGCAGTCAGCAAAGACAAGATTGTTGCTAAGGTTAAATATGCAAAGCAGGACCAAGTGACTACAAGTGTATCTATTAAGCCAATTGATTGCTTAGATGCAGCAGCGATTATGATTTACAATGTCAAGACACGTAAGCTAGGTATATATTATCCAGATACTCATAGTAGTCTTTCGTTCAAAGGAACAACATTAACTGGATTTGATGAAAGCAAGAGTGTACAAAAGACAATGCGTAAACCAGCAGAACAAGTTTCTAAGTTCAAAAAGGTTACTAAGCGTTCACTACAAAAGGCGTTCGATGAAATCAATAGTGTTGAAACAAAAATGAATGGTCGTTTTAATGAACAGACTTTAATTTTGAAGGTTTTTTGATAAATAGTATGTAGGCGACGGTCTACCTTAAATCATTATTCCCGGGAGAAATAAAATAATGTCACAAAGAATATTCTACTACATGGAAATTAAACTTCCAAATTATACAGGAACTGATGTTATTGGCAGTATGAAAAGTTTATTGGCTGAACATATTGATGTAACAGATTCGAAAAAATCGAAGGTTGCATACGAAACTGTGTATACTTCTACTACACTACACGGTGTCGTTGATGATGTGCAAGCAGTCACAATAGAATTTCAAAATGAACGTACTTATAACACATATATACAAGCAACTTCTGAATTTAGAGATTGGGTAGTATCAACACATAATGCTGAGTATACATTTGAGAAAGTAACATCTGCATCATATGATGCGCTTTCCGTTGAATTTACAAATACTGAGCATGGCGGCACAGAAACATACTATGAAAATATTAAAAAATATATGACAGTTGATCTGCCGACACAGCGTGGTTTCCTGTAAAAATTATTAATTAATTAAAGATTATGAAACCCACGCTTCGGCGTGGGTTTTCCATATCTAGTATATTTGATAAATACTGTATATTGGAGATTTATCAATGCCTAAGAACCGTAATAAAATTAGAAACGATGTAATTAAAGAAATTAGACTATTGCTTGGCGATGGTATGATTGACATCGAACTTGATCCTGAACACTATGACGTAGCACTTGATGTTGCGGTTTCAAAGATTCGACAACGCTCAGAAAATTCTGTAGAAGAGGATTTTTATGCACTTGAACTAAAGGAAGATGTGTCAGAATATTCCTTACCAGAAGAAATTATCGAAGTGAAACAGATTTGGAATCGTTCATTTGGTAATGGTATCTCTGGCGGCAATGATATGGATCCTTTTGAATTGGCATATGCTAACTCTTACTTTATGACAAATAATCATATTGGCGGCGCGTCAACATACGACTTCTTTGCTCAGTATAGAGAAACAATCAATCGTGTAGCGGCAACTGACATTCAATTTATCTGGAATCCAGTGACAAAGAAGTTGAAACTTCTACGTAGAATGAGAGCGGATACGACTGTGCTTGTACATGTACATTTAGAACGTAATGAAGACCAACTTATGGTTGATCCTTATATCAAAAGTTGGATTCGTGATTACGCACTTGCATATTGTAAGCGTATGTTAGGTGAAGCACGTGGTAAGTTTTCATCACTTCCAGGCGCGCAGGGCGGCGTAACACTTAACGGTGCTGAAATGAAAGCAGAAGCAGATGCACTAATTGAAAAATTAGAATTCGAACTGACAAACTATAATGATGGTTCGGCGCCTCTTGGGTTTGTTATCGGCTAAATAGCTGTATGGAATTTCTACTCAAAGCAGTAATATCAGGTATACTCGTAGCTACAGTTAGTACGGTTGCACAACGTAATGCAACACTAGCCGCACTACTCATGGGTATACCTTTTACTGCCTTTTTAGCAATGATATTCATGTGGTATGCGGGTGTAGATGTTGAAACTTTTTCTAAATTTAGTATGGAAACCGTATATTTTGTCTTGACAAGTCTTGCATTTTTTGTTATATTTGCACTAACAGTTGGCTACATTGGATTCTGGTACAGTATGTTATTGGGGTCTGTTATAACCATAATCTTATATAATATAGTGTTGAGGTTCTTATGAATAAAAAGAAGTTACTAGTAATTGGACATGGGCGTCACGGTAAAGACACAGTGTGTGAAATACTCCGAGATGAATATGATTATAGTTTTGAAAGTAGCTCACAGTTTTGCTCAACCCTTTTCATTTATGATATGCTTAAAGACAAGTATGGATATGCAAATGAAAAAGAATGTTATGCAGATAGACATAATCACCGTTCAGAATGGTATGATGCAATCTGTGAGTATAACCTAAATGACCCTGCACGTTTGGGCAGAGAAATGTTTAAAGAATACGATATCTATTGTGGATTACGTAATAAAAAAGAATTTAATGCAATGAAGAATACTGGAGTATTTGATTATTGTATTTGGGTAGATAGAAGTGATCACCTCCCCCCTGAATCTAAGAATAGTATGAGCCTAGAGCAATGGATGGCAGACTACACAATCGATAATAACGATAGTCTGGAAAACTTAGTAAAACAAACTCATAATCTTATAGATTACATTTCCCATAGCTAAGTATAGTAAACATTGTCTACGTAGTTAATTCAAAAACACTAGAAATAGCGTATTTTTCATAAATACTACTAGCAATTCGTATATTCAATAAGGAGAACAAGGATGGCGACATTAGTATCCCCAGGTGTATCAGTAATGGTAGTTGACGAGTCACAGTACGCGGCAGCAACCCAAGGTACCCTACCGTTAGTTGTAGTAGCAACAGCGGCAAACAAAACAGACGCATCAGGCTCGACAATCGCAGCCGGAACAATCCCAGCAAACGCTGGCGTTGCGTATCTTGTTTCTTCACAGCGAGAACTAGTTGAAACTTTTGGTGAACCAAAGTTTTATGAAGTAGGTGGCTCAGTTGTGCAAGGATCAGAAACAAGTGAATACGGTCTATTAGCAGCATATCAGTATCTAGGTGTATCAAATAACGCTTATGTTATTCGTGCAGACATGGATCTATCACAACTAGAAGCATCATCAAATGAACCAGCAGGTATTCTAACAGGCGGTACATATTGGCATGACACAGACTCATCAGTATTTGGTCTATTCAAACATGATGGCACAGATTGGGTAGCAGCAAACCCAGTGATTCTAAACGATGAACCAGGCTCAGGTAACGTTGAAACAATCAGCATATCAGGCTACGCATCACCATCAAACACATTTGGTTCAACAGGTGACTTTGCAGTTGTAACATCAACCGCACGTATCTCATATTGGTCAAAAGTAGGTGTTAACTGGGTTCTACTAGGTGACATCGGATCACCTAACTTCTCATTTGCTAAATTCGCACCAACAGGCGCATCAGGCGATGTATATGTTCGTCTAACTCAACAGGGCGGCGGTCTTGACCTAGCAGTAGCGGCATACAATGCAGCATCAGGTCTATTCCAAGCGGTTGAAGCGCCAGTATATGGTTCAGATGATTTAGCGTTAGCAGACCTAATTACAGAAGGTGATGTATACACACATCACGATTCATCACTGGGTATTATTCAACTACGCCGTCACACAGGCGCGACAACGAATGTACTAACAAGTGATGCAATTGCAAACACTTCATCAATCACAACAGTTTTCAATATTGCAGGCGCAGGTTTCTCATTCTCAGGTGCAACACTTGACAATGTAATCTCAACAATGCAATCAGACACAACACTTAATAATGCGAATGTGCGTGTAGAAAAAATTGGCAATGACCGTGTACGTTTCACTAAAACAGATGGTAAATGGTTATCACTATCATTCACATCCGGTCAAACAGACTTGGGCTTCACAGCGGCAGATAACACTGCATCAGTATGGGAAGACCTATCATATGAAGCATCAGAAGAACAACCAAAAGGTGATATCGCTGAAGGTACACTATGGTTCGATGCAGACCTAAAAATTGAAATTCTACGTAATGAATTCAATGGTTCGCAAATGGAATGGACAAAGTATGCATGGTCAGAAGACTCAAACGGTCTAAGCCAAGCAGAACTACAACTACGTTCAGGTATGCCAACAAAGCGTAAAGACGGTACATCAGCACTAGTAACTGGTGATATCTGGGTAGACGGCGATGCAATGCCATACCCAACAGTATATCGTTGGAACGGTTCAGAGTGGGTAAAACTAGACAATGCAGACCAATCATCAACTAACGGTCTTGTATTCGGTCACTACTCAAACGATGCACCATTCGATGCTAACGGCGCAGCAAATGCACGTACATCACACGCAGATGCACCAAATGCAGAACTACACCCAGAGAACATCATGTTAGTAAACATGGACTACTCAACATACAACGTTAAGCGTTGGGAAAATGGCGAGTGGGTATGGGCATCAGGTCTAAACCTAGATGGTTCAGGTCGCTTTGGTTCAGAAGCAACACGTGGTATGGTAGTAGAAGCAATGCAAGCGGCAGTAGCAGGCAACGAAGGTATTCGTTCAGAAGCAACTTACTTCAACCTAATCGCAGCACCTGGTTACCCAGAACTAATGGACGAAATGATTTCTCTAAACAAAGATAAGAAAGAAATCGCATTCGTAATCGGTGATGCTCCACTAACATTGAAGTCAGATTCAACATCAATGAAAGCATGGGCAGATTCAAATCTTCCAGCAGATGCATACGCAGGTGTTTATTACCCACATGGTCTATCAACAGACTTATCAGGTAACGATGTTGTAATCCCAGCATCAGCAGTTGCACTACGCACATTTGCTTTCTCAGACCAAGTATCATTCCCATGGTTTGCACCAGCGGGTCTAACACGTGGCGTTGTATCAAATGCTTCACAAGTTGGTTATGTAACAGACGAAAACGAATTCTCACGTGTACGTCTAACAGAAGGCCAGCGTGACGTTCTATACATGAACAGAATGAACCCAATCGCAGATATGCCAGGCACAGGTCTAGTAGTATATGGTCAGAAGACACTTCAATCATATGCATCAGCAACAGACCGTGTTAACGTAGCACGTCTAATCAACTACATGCGTTTCAATCTTGACCAGCTATCACGTGGTTTCTTATTCGAACAGAATGACAAAATCACACGTGATAACATGCGTGATGCAGTAGAACGTTTCTGTTCAGGTCTTGTTATTAATCGTGGCCTATACGACTTCCTAGTAGTATGTGACGAAACAAATAACACACCAGCACGTATTGATAGAAACGAACTATGGGTAGACGTTGCAATTCAGCCAGCGAAATCAGTTGAATTTATCTACATTCCACTACGTATTCGTAATACAGGTGAATCACTATAATATAGTTCTTTAACAAACAAACAAACAAACAAGAAACCCCGCTTTATGCGGGGTTTTTTATTAACTACAACTTTAATTTAGTACGTATTAGATAAATACTTGTATAACACTATAGTTTATAACTATTTTCAGGAGATAAGAGAATGTCAACACTAAACAAATTCGGTGTGCCACTAGATTCAACAGGCACAGGCACAGGTATCCTACAACCAAAACTAAACTATCGTTTTCGTGTTGTAGTAACAGGTTTCGGTGGTACAACTAACCCAGCACCACAAGAATTCACACGTCAAGTAATGAATGTAACACGTCCAAAAGTTTCACACGAGTCAATCCCAATAGATTCATACAACTCACGTATGTACATGATGGGCAAGCACACATGGGAACCAGTAACAATTACACTACGTGATGATGTAGCAAACAATCTAACAAAGCTAGTTGGTCGTCAGCTACAGACACAGCTAAACCACAAAGAGCAGACTGGTCCAGCATCAGGTTCTAACTACAAGTTCGGTATGTACATTGAAACACTAGATGGTAACTCAGGTGCACCAATCGAACAGTGGCAGCTAGAAGGCTGTTTCCTAACAAACACAGATTACTCACAGTCAGATTACTCAGTATCAGATCCAGTAACTATTGCACTTACTCTACAGTACGATAACGCAACATTTACAGGCAATGAAATTATGCCAACAGATAACCAGTTCGCTGGTGGCATCGGTAGTGGCTCTCTAGGTCAATAATACTAACCTAAGGTTTAATTAATGGCTGATATAATCAGAGATAGCAGCGGAGCTAGACAGAAATTTGGATTTGGTGGAGAACCAGGATCTGCAATTTCGTCTGCTCCAAAGCTAACCAATCAATGGTTCTTAGAATTTAAGACAACAGACGGTAAGAATGCAGAAGAATATTCTGCATATGCTAAATCTGTATCTCCGATTACTGTTCAGACACAAACACAACCAATTGACAAGTACGGTAGACGCATTTATGTCCCAACACGTGTTGACTTCCCAGAAGTAAGTGTGTCTCTATATGATAAAGTAGACGGTTCTACTATGAGTTTCGTACAGGAACTATACAAGCGTTACTTTAAAAATCAAGACATGAATGTTGATACCGGACTTGTAAATGAATTAGACTCTACTGCGAATTCTGGTAGAAAGCTAGTAGGGACAGATGACGCATTTAGAAGTTTCTCATCGATCACACTATATCATTGGTTTGGGGATCAGAAGAATGGCGGACACGCACAGCGTATTGTTCTTGTTAACCCAGTAATAACATCTATTACATTTTCTAACAGCGACTATGCGGTTAGTGAGGCTAGAGTTATTGATATAAATCTACAACCAGAAAATGTAGTATTTGGTGCAATGGAAAGCGAAGCGGCAATTCCAAGTTGGATGAATTTAGGTATTAGTTCTGAACAACAAGCAACTTCATTGGCTACTGACCCATTAGCAGGCGTGGATGATACACGAAATCAAGCACGAAATCAAGCAAGTGATAACTCGTTAACAGATCCAACAGGTGGTACTGCTGGCGAAACAAGAAGACCTATGACAGAAGAAGAACAAGTTAGATTACGAGAGCTCCAACGTGCTAGACGTAATTTAGATGCAACAAATGAAGATAATAATGCTGGTACAAATGAAATGCGCGCAGCACAGCAACGTTTTGATGCGGCAAAGTCCAATTCTCCATTGGAACCAGTCGCATCGGCAGTTAGAGATACTAAGCAACGAGCGATATCTAATATTAAAAGTAGATTACTAAATGGAATACGAGGATTTTAACAATGAACATTGATATTATCGTAGCTCAGTTAGTTAAAAAAGGTTTCACAGAAACACGTGCAAAGAAACATGCAGGTGAAATAGTAAGTGTAGCAAAACAATATAACGTTACACCAGCATACTTGATAGAACAACTATCGGGCGAATTCAAATTGAACGATTTAGGTTCATTCTTAATTAATAGCGCATTGCGATTTGGTTATAAAACTGGCACAACGTCAGGATCTGAACCTAATAAATACATCGCAAGAGCTATTATTAAATGAGTAAATATCACCAAGGTAAATATAAAGTAATGAACCCTGACAAATATGCAGGGGCAGGCGCTCCTACATTTAGAAGCAGTTGGGAACTAACCTTTATGCAGTTTTGTGATAACAACCCTAATGTATTAGCGTGGGCAAGCGAACCAGTAAGAATCACATACAAGCATCCTTTAACTGGCAAGCTAACTTCTTATGTACCAGATTTTATTATGACATACTTAGATAGCAGTGGTAAGAAACATGCAGAACTAATAGAAATTAAACCTGCATCACAGAGTAGACCTGACCTTGCAAGAAAGCGCGGCGAAGCACAGCAAGTAGTAGTAAACTATGCGAAGTGGGAAGCAGCAACAAAATGGGCAACAAAAAGAGGTATGCGGTTCAGAGTTATTAATGAAGGTGATATATATCAGAATACTAAAAAGCCCAAGCCAAAAACACCAAGAAAAAAGAAATAGTAATCTGATGATAGAAGAATTTTTACAGCATATATCAGACAATACTATTGTTGTTATGTATGAACCTGGTGCCGGAGGAGACTTTGTTTGTGCGCAGATAGCACTTGCACATGAGATATATGGATTATCTGGGCACCAACGCAATATAAATGACGGCCGAGTAAAATCACATCCAGATAGGTTAGAACACATAACGGTTAAATCGCAAAAGATTTTTGATGACTATGAGTTTACAGAAAAGCCAGACTTGAAGTTTGAAATCATTAATAAGTTATTAGATTTAGAAAATTCATTACCGCAATTATCAAATAACTCTCGCTATATATCTAAGGTGCATCCATCAATATATGTTAACCATGATAATACACAAAAATTACATAGTGCTTTGGCTAATAAATACAACAATAGCAAAAAAGTACTCGTTACTAGGGATGAAACTTTATGTAAACAAAATCATGAACTAAAAAATCATTATAATTATGATATCAACAAACCAGAAATGTTGGCATACAGTAACGAATGGTATAAACATTTTAATTTCATAGATGAAAGTTTTGAGATATATCATATTAATTTCGGTGAGTTGATGAAAAATCCTTTAAGGGCATATATAAAACTTATGAATTACTTAGAACTAACGATAGATAACAACATCATTGAAAAATTTAGAGAACACATAAGTAATTATGTAGATAAACAAACTTTCATAGAACCGTTTAAAAGGTATTAATATGACGAAGAAACTAGAAGAAACATTTAATATTAACCCAGTTGAAGAAGATGATAAAGTTGAAGAAACTCCTACAATCGAAGAAAGTAGAGACTTAACTGAAATCTTGTCAACTGAAATTAGCACAACTGAAAAGATTGATGCTTCACTTCCATTGGTCCAAGGCTTGAACGAACATGACAAAGACATGGATGATATTCATCAGAAAGCTATCAATGCATTCGAAGAATTGATTTCATTAGGGATGAATGTAGAAGTACACGCAGGCGCAAAGTTAATGGAAACTGCAAACCAAATGCTAAAGACTGCAATGGAAGCGAAAGATTCAAAAGTTGACCGCAAGCTAAAGATGCTAAATCTACAGCTACAGAAGGCAAAACTTGATTTAGCACAAGACAAAGAAGACAAGAAGTCTAAAATAGATGACGAAATCGAATCTGAAGGCTCAGTAGTGCTGGATCGTAATGAATTATTGAAGCGTCTAGACCGGGCACAGAATAAAATTGACAATTCTGATAAATAAGAATAGCACATATATTGGAGACACCAATGAAAAGTTTTAAAGAATATTTAACAGAATCAGTTAATGAACACAAGATGACTCTACGTTTTGCATCAGAACTAGAAGACAACGATGTTAATCGTATTGAGCGTTTCTTAGGCAAGTATGACCTAAGAACTATCTCTAGCGTTTCGACAACACCAATTACAAAGAACCCAATGTTCTTTGATGATGTAGAAAATACAAAAGTTTCAAAAGTAGATATTACAACTGGCTATCCAATGTCAGCGGATGTTCTACGTCAGCAACTATCAGATTTACTTGAAATGAACATCACACATATCGTTGTACACCCAGAAGGTTGGGAACCAACAGAAGAAGTTGAAGAAGACGGTGATAAAAAAGCACTACTAGATACTCCAGAATATGGTGATGAGTCAGATAATGGCAAACATTATGGTCGTACTTTTGTAGACAACTTTTTAAAGACACTTTCAAAGCGTGATGACCATGATAGTGTAGCAGTTGAAAATGAACTATCTGTTAAAGCAAAGCGTGATAAAGCAGGTGAAGTAATGACAACAGAAGAAGGTTCAAGTGACTCAGTTATCTCAGGAGATGAAAAATGAAAAAACATTACAATCTAACAACAACAGAAGATAATGGCAAATCACTTACTACGACAAATACAAGTACAGAGTATCCAGAAGAACTAGTTCGTATGCTTGCTCTTGCTGGTCAAGGTATGCCACAAGTAGCTCCTGCTCCAGTAGCAGATGATTGCGGCTGTGGTTGTGGACAATCACCATGTGGCTGTGATGAAGCTGTTGAAGAAGAAATGGAAACAGAATATAAGCCAACTCCAGCGAATGATGAACTAGACTTAGATGATTATTCAAAGAAGACAGCGAATTCTATTTCACGTCAAAAGAAAACACTAAAGCCAAGTGCAGGCGATAATCCACTTGAGTATTCAGTAAATGAAGACGATATCTATGAAGCACTAATGGCGGATTTTGATTCAAACGAAGATAATTAAACGCTCTACCGATTGAGCGGCCCTAAAAGAGCGTCCCAATGGGGCGCTTTTTTATTTGTATAAATATGTTCAGCAAATGGAGATTAACAATGGCAAACAACTTCGTTAGGACGGATGCTTCTAGTATCCCAACCGAAAATAATACATTTGATATAGGCAGTGCAGAATACCGTTTTAATGATGTTTATGCAGAAACGCTACAGGGTGTTGCTACACTTTCAGATAACCTTACTATTTCAGGTGAAGCAGGGGATGTACTGACATATAATAATAATAGTTTAAAATGGACAGCTTCCAGTGCGTTTGCTACTAAGTCATACGTCACTGAACTGATTTCACGTATTAATAACGATATTACTATAAACCTTGATGGTTATGTCACAGAACTAGAACTAGAAACTGCAATATCTAACTTTGGGGATTCAATCGTTATTGAGCCAGGACCTAAAGGTGATACTGGTGACACTGGCCCACAAGGATTACAAGGGATCAAAGGGGATACTGGAGAAACTGGATTGCAGGGTCTACAAGGACCCAAAGGCGATAAGGGCGATATCGGCGAAACTGGACTTGCAGGATCAGATGGACAAGACGGCGCGACAGGACCGCAAGGGCCTAAAGGCGACACTGGGGAAACTGGCCCATCTGGGCCACAAGGACTACAGGGGCTACAAGGGCCTAAAGGTGACACGGGAGATAAGGGCGATACTGGTACTCCCGGATTAACTGGCCCACAAGGGGAACAGGGTATACCTGGAACTGCGGCAGAGCGTGGCGAACCGGGACCTAAAGGTGATACTGGTGATATAGGTCCACAAGGCGAACAAGGCCCACAAGGACTACAGGGTCTACAAGGGCCTAAAGGTGATACTGGGGATCGCGGACTTCAAGGCTTGCAGGGATTACAAGGTATTCAAGGGGATACTGGAGAAACTGGACTAGCGGGACCAACAGGCCCTAAGGGAGACAAAGGTGACACTGGAGATCAAGGCTTGCAGGGACCAACAGGGCCTCAGGGATTATCAGGTGCAACAGGATCTAAAGGTGACAAAGGTGATACTGGTGATACAGGCCCACAAGGAGAACAAGGTGTTGCTGGTAGTGATGGGATCGACGGACAAAATGGCACAGCCGGCGCTGATGGTGCAAGTGCATATGAAGTAGCGGTCAGCAATGGCTTTGTCGGCACTGAAACAGAATGGCTAGATAGTTTAGTAGGACCAGCAGGACCAGCGGGACCAGCAGGCGCTGATGGTGTAGATGGATCAGGTGGAACGGGCGGCACGGCGTATGACCAATCACTTAATACAACAGACAGCGTAGAGTTTTCAAGTTTGACTACATCTGAATTGACTATAACAGGAGTAGGAGATACAACGATTACTTCTGGAGCAGACGTAAAGTTGGATTCTACAAATCGAGTTGGTGTAATTAATTCTCCGTTTAGATTAGCACACATGTCTAATGCAGAACGTGATGCAATAATTGCACAAGCAGGTGATATGATTTATAATGTAGAAGATATGAGTTTCCAAGTATACACAAACGGCTCATGGTATAAACTTAACTTAACCGCAGTATAGGGAGACTACGATGAGAGAATGGATTGTAGTTTTAGAAAAAGACATCGACTATAACACATTTTGGGATGAAATTGAAAATGATAGTCCCGATGATGGATTCATTCCATCACGTAGAGTAGATATCGCAAATGAACGTCCCGGTATGCGAAGAATGTGTCATTACTTGTTATCTGATATAGAAGCAGAAGAATTGAGAAATGATAATAGAGTATTATCAGTGGAACTTCCATTCGAAGATGATGACAACGATGAAGTTATGGTTCTCGGATTAGAACAAGATTATGACTTTGACAGAAGTGTAATAAGTAATAATGCCCAAGTTTCTAATTGGGGACTAATCAGATGCAACAAACTAGACAAACCTGAGTCTAGTGCATATTCTGAAAATTATTCCTATACATTAGATGGCACTGGCGTAGATGTTGTTATTATAGATACTGGTATTGTAGCAGATCATCCTGAATGGGAAGATGTAGATGGTAATTCTAGATTGCAACAAATTGATTGGTTTGCAGAAAGCGGTGTCAGCGGGACGCAGCATGAAAGACATTATGAAGATACTAACGGTCACGGGACTCATTGCGCCGGTATTGCGTCAGGCAAAACTTTTGGTTGGGCAAAAAATGCACGTATATATGCAATCTCTATGGGATCAGCTATACTAAATGGCGGTAATCCAAACGGTATTCAAAGTATTTCACAAGTTTTTGATGTTCTATTGGGTTGGCACAATAACAAACCTATAGATCCTGCAACTGGATACAAGCGGCCTACAATTGTAAATGCTAGTTGGAATGTCGTCTCATTCAATGATTGGGATGACGCTAGGTACATTACTTGGCGCGGCAACCGAATTCCGTATAGTGATTTCTCTAGTGCATCAGATGCATGGGAAAAGACGGGGCTTCGACCTAATTATAGTAACGGCAGGGAAGGCGGTACTTCTAGTAACTATGTCAATACATCAGTTGAAGAATTGATAGACGCTGGTATTCATATTTGTAATGCAGCGGGTAATAGTTTTAGAACATTAAATGGTCCCGGAGACATTGATTATAGTAATGTATTTGAATATTATGTCCCCCCTGCTGGACAGGTTATTTCCTCTAGTATGCAGTGGCGACCAGGCGCACCATATGTGCAAGATAGAATGTTTTTAGTTGGAAATATAGATAATATACTGGATGTTGGAACACAGAAAGATAGAAAGAACGGATCGAGCAATAGTGGTCCGGCTGTAAACATTTTTGCTCCAGGTACTAACATCATGAGTTCATATGTTTCATCGGGCGAATATTATGCAGATGCTAATTACAATCAGGCAATATTAACTGGGACGAGTATGGCAGCGCCCCAAGTATGTGGAGTTGGCGCATTAGTATTACAAGCAAACCCATGGGCGACACCAGAACAATTGATTGCACATATATTAGGAAACGGTGGGAAAGAAAAAATTAAAAATCCAGACCATCCGTTTGACTCATGGACACAAGTAACTGCGGATTACACAGATAATACTACTACTCTGGGTGCGAATAATGTGATGTTATATAATATATTTAATAACCCTATACCCACCAATATAGGCTGATAAATATAGTTAACTTAGAACTTAATGAGGCTACATGGCAGACTTAACAAAACGTGCATATCAGAAAACAGAATATACTAACGAACAGTTACTAGAACTTAGTAAGTGTATAGATGATCCTTACTATTTCCTCAATCAATACTTTACAATTCAGCATCCTACTAAAGGTAGTATGATATACAAAGCATACTCGTACCAAGATGAACTTGTAAATTCATATCACAACTATCGCTATAGTATTTCAATGCTTGGTCGCCAGATGGGTAAGTCTACCACAGCGGCTGGCTACTTGTTATGGTATGGCATGTTTGTGCCTGACCAAACTATCCTTATTGCGGCTCACAAATATAGCGGCGCACAAGAGATTATGCACAGAATTAGATATGCATATGAAATGTGCCCAGATTATATTCGATGTGGTGTCGTATCATATAACAAAGGATCGATAGAGTTTGATAACGGTTCTCGTATTATTGCACAAGCTACTACAGAAAATACAGGTCGTGGTCTTTCTATCTCACTATTATACGCAGATGAGTTTGCATTCGTGCGCCCTACAATTGCGAAAGAATTCTGGACTTCAATCTCGCCTACACTAGCTACTGGTGGTAAAGCTATCATCACATCTACTCCAAACTTAGATGATGACCAATTTGCTCTTATTTGGCACGGCGCATTAAAGACACTTGATGAATATGGTAATAAAACAGATGTCGGAGTCAATGGCTTTAGAGCATATAAAGCAGTATGGTCTCAGCATCCAGATAGAGACGATAAGTGGGCAGGGGAAGAAAAAGGACGTGTTGGCGTCGAGCGGTTCATGCGTGAACATGAATGTGAATTCGTTGCATTTGATGAAACTCTTGTAGATAGTGTGAAGTTATCACAATTTAAAGGTATTGAACCACTGAAAAAGAGTGGACAAGTACGTTGGTATGAACCAATCAAACGAGACTCCACATATGTAGTAGGGCTTGATCCTAGTATGGGAACAGGCGGCGATAATGCGGCTATCCAAGTATGGAGCCTACCTGAAATGAATCAAGTTGCTGAATGGATGCACAATAAAACAGATATGCGCGGACAGGTTAGAATACTACATGAGATGCTAACTGAAATCAGCGATGAAATGAGAGCATTGGGCAATAAATCACCAGATATATATTGGTCAGTTGAGAATAACTCATTAGGAGAAGCCACCCTTATTCTTATTGAAGAAATGGATGAAGATAAGTTTCCAGGAGAGTTCCTACATGAACCAGCAAAGCGCGGACAGTCACGTGCTATAAGAAAAGGCTTTACCACAACGCATAAAAGTAAAATCACAGGTTGCATGAAGATGAAATCTTGGATTGAGTCTGATAAGATGACGCCACAAAGTAAAAACTTAATCAGAGAGTTTAAGACATTCGTTGCTAAAGGTAGAAGCTATGAAGCTAAGTTGGGTGAGACGGATGACTTAGTATCAGCGACATTATTATGCGTTAGACAGATACAAGTTATATCTAGGTTTGATGAGCAATATGAAAGTTTGTTAGGGGAAAGTTTAGACGGCGATGAGGATTATGATCAACCCCTTCCTGTAGTATTTTGATAAATACTAAAAAGGAAACATTACTATGGCTATAAATTACAACAGCATTGCTGAAAAAACAATGAAAATCATTCAAGGTCACGGCTTTCAAGTGAAGATGTTTGACTCCACGAATGGTAAAAGTGTTGCGGATCCTAGTGATGCGAGATACTTTTATGTAGAGACACCAAATATGATGGTTCATTTAGATGACGATTCAGAAGAATTGAAGTTACATCTTGGTGAAACAACAGATATCAGTAAAGATAATATCGACAAGCTAATCAAAACTATGCGAACTATCGCTAGAACAAATATGATTGACTTTGACATCAGAACATTCGGCAAGCATATCGAACCAAAAAACTATGCATACAAAATAGAAAAGGAGCAGACTATGAGTGACGTATTCAACGAGGGTTTAAGCCCATTAGAAGGTTCATCACGCACAAGTCGCCAAACACTAGAAAATGTACGACTAATCGTTAAGCATCGTGCGCCAGTAAATGAAGAACAACGTGGTTCACGTTCACGTAATATCTCAGCAATCTTTATTGAGAATGCAGATGGCGAACGTTTCAAGTACCCACATAAACATTTAAACGGTGCAAGAGCTATGGCAAGACACGTTGCACATGGTGGTGTACCAAGTGATATGGTAGGCGAAGCGATTATTGAACAGTCAACAAATCTATCAAAACTAAAAGAATTTATGAACGTTGTAAACAAGCAAGGTCTTGTAAATGAAAACAATCGTTCTATTGTTGCTAACGTGAAGCAAAAGATGGAATCAATTAAAGAATCTATCAAGCGTATTCAAAGCGCGAAAGGTTATACGTCTTTCGTAGAATCAATGGCGCTGAATGAGAACAAAGAAAAAATGGTATGCAAAGACTGCGGCGATGAGCCACATAAGCCTACTACAGATTGTAAACATGATTGTGATGATGAAAATGGATCACACTGGGTTAAGAAGTCTGAACTATCAGAAGACGGAATGAATGATTACGTATCAAAGTTTACAAAATCATCATTTGAAGAGTCACTGAAAGACATTATGCCACTTGTTCATCGTGTTAACGAAGAAGAAATGGAAAACAATCGTGCGAATCAAATCGAACGTGTTAAAGAAATTATCATGGGCGTTGACAAGAAAACTGGTGAGAAGAAAAACAAGATTTCATTCCCAGCAAAAGGCGAAGTGTTTAACATGGATAAAGTTAAGAAACAGTACGCAGAGCCTAGAAATGCAAAACAAGCATCCGAACAAAAAGCATTGATGATTGCTCTACAGTTTGATGACTTAGCAGACCGCGTAGACGTTGACACAATAGATGACAAAAAGCGTAAGAACAAAGGACACGATAGAGCGGCAGAACTATCTAACTTCCTGCGTGACTTCGGAGAAGATGTACGTAACAATATGAATGCAGTCAATAAAGAAAAAATTGCACTGGCGGGTCATCTTCTGAAAATGTCTAAACAAGCAACAGAATCAACAGAAGAAATTACAAGTATTGAAGAAAAGTTCGAGGTAATGGTTTCAGAATCATTCTCAAAGTTCGATATTATGTAACTTGCTATACTAAAGTATAAGAAAAAAGGGGGCGGAAGCTCCCTTTTTTTATGCAAAAAACGCTTGACAATGCTAAATAGATGTAGTAATATAAGTACATGCTCTAGAGAGGATGTGTTGATATTCATTAAGGCACAAAAACTAAAGCTAATATAAATCTAACATGGCTAACATAGGCTAATATAAAGGAAAACTAACATGGCTACACTAGCAGAAATCCGTGCAAAACTGCTTGCACAAGAAAACAAAGCAGAAACTAATTCAAATCAATCACGCGGCTCAGATGCACTATACCCGTTCTGGAATATGGACAACGATAGTACAGCAACAATCCGCTTTCTACCAGACTCATCAGCAGATAACGTATTCTTTTGGCGTGAGCGCCAAGTGATTAAGATGCCATTTGCAGGTGTTGTAGGCGGAGAACAAAAACCAATCCAAGTACAAGTTCCGTGCATTGAAATGTGGGGCGATACATGTCCTGTACATGCAGAAATTCGTCCATGGTTTAAAGATCCATCTATGGAAGACCTGGCACGTAAGTACTGGAAGAAGCGTTCTTATATCTTCCAAGGTTTTGTAGTACAAGATCCAATGAATGAAGAAACGCCAGATAATCCAATCCGTCGTTTCGTAATCGGTCCACAAATCTTTAAGTTGTTGAAATCAGCACTTATGGATCCGGACATGGAAAATCTTCCAACTGATTACGATGCAGGTACAGACTTCCGTTTGACAAAAACACAAAAAGGTCAGTATGCAGATTATTCAACATCTAATTGGGCTCGTAAAGAGCGTTCTCTAAATGAAGAAGAACGTTCAGCTATCGAAGCACATGGTCTTTCAGACTTGAACGACTTCATGCCAAAGCGTCCTACACAAGATGAAGTGAATGTTATCATGGAGATGTTCGAAGCATCAGTCGATGGTGAACTATATGATCCAATGCGTTGGGGTAACTTCTTCAAACCATATGGTTTGGATGTACCAGAAGGTGCAGAACCCAATAATTCATCAGGTTCATCTGCTCCTAAAGCAGCATCTGCGCCTCGCCCCGCTCCAGTAGCGGCGGCACCTGCTCCAGTGGCAGCTCCAGTAGATGACATCCCATTCAAATCGAATGAGGAAGTAGCGGCAGAGGCAGCTCCAGCGGCAACAGCAGATAGTGGTGCAGGCAAAGACGCATCAGACATTCTTGCAATGATCCGTTCACGTAAATCAGACTAATTATACTAGTCAACTTGGGAGGGCGTGGCCGTCCTCCCCTTTTTCACAAAATTTAATGGAGTTAGACTATGGCAAAAGCATTTGATGCGTCAAAGTTTCGTAAAAGTATTACAAAAGCAGTCCCAGGAATGTCTGTGGGCTTTCGTGATCCGGATACATGGATCTCAACAGGTAACTACTGTCTAAACAAGTTAATCTCAAATGACTTCTATAAAGGTATTCCACTTGGTAAAGTGACAGTACTAGCAGGAGAGTCTGGTGCAGGTAAATCATATATTGCATCTGGTAACATTATTAAGAATGCACAGGATCAAGGTATCTTTGTTGTTCTTATCGATAGTGAAAACGCACTGGACGAAAGCTGGCTACATGCACTAAACGTAAGTACAGAAGATGATAAGCTACTAAAATTGAACGTAGCTATGATTGATGATGTTGCTAAAATCATTTCAGACTTTATGACAGACTATCGTAAGGAGTACACAGATACACCTGACGAAGAACGTCCTAAGGTCCTGTTCGTACTTGACAGTTTGGGTATGATGTTGACACCAACAGATGTTAATCAGTTCGAAAAAGGTGAAATGAAAGGTGATATGGGTCGTAAGCCTAAAGCACTGTCAGCACTTGTTCGTAACTGTGTAAACATGTTCGGCGACTTCAATGTGGGTATGATTGCAACAAATCACACGTATGCATCACAAGATATGTTTGATCCAGATGATAAGATTTCAGGTGGACAAGGCTTTATCTATGCGTCTTCAATTGTTATCGCTATGCGTAAATTGAAATTGAAAACAGATGCAGAAGGTAACAAAACATCACAAGTACATGGTATTCGTGCCGCATGTAAAGTTGTTAAGACACGTTATTCAAAGCCATTTGAGAGTGTACAAGTAGAAATTCCGTATGAAACAGGTATGTCTCCTTATTCAGGACTACTTGAATTCTTTGAAGCTAAAGGTCTTCTAACTAAGCAAGGTAATCGTCTAAAGTATGTTACCAAGTCTGGTGAAGAAATCCTAGAGTTTCGTAAGAAGTGGACAGATGATAAACTAGATATTGTTATTGCAGATTGGAATAATGAAGATTTAGATGCAGAAGTACATGGTTTGGAAGCACTTGATGTTGATGCAAACGGAGATATTGTTGACGAAAACTCTGAACTTAATGAGGCATAAAAATGACTAAGTACTATTCGACAAAGACTTATGGTCATAACATTGGACTATCGGCTGTTTTCAGACAGCCGTTAGCACACTCTCATTGTAAGTTCTTGCATGGGTATAGTTTACAGTTTAAGTTTATTTTCGGTTGCGAAGAACTAGATGAACGCAATTGGGTAGTAGACTTTGGTGGTCTTAAACCGCTAAAGAAATGGTTAGAAGATAGCTTTGACCATAAAGTAGTAGTTGACAGGGAAGACCCAATGTTGTATAAGTTAAGTGAACTAGAATCATGTGGGCTTGCTGAACTTACACTATTTGATGGTGTAGGGGTTGAGAAGTTCGCAGAACATGCACATAAGTTTGCAGACCAACTAGTTCGTGAAATGACAGATAACCGATGTTACTGTGTAAGCGCAGAGTGTGCTGAACATGGAAGTAACTCAGCAATTTTTGAGGCATAAAAACAATGGCAGCAGTAGACGCAGAAGTAATTTTTGATATTTGGGAAGCATTTAAGCCTCTTGTTCCAGCTAAAGAACGTATGGCTGCGGCGGAACGTTTGATTAAACTATGTGATGATGTAGGCTTTCAAAAGACAGATATTGCAGAACTAACAGAGAACGACAAGATTCTTGAAACTGCGTTTGACATTTATTTTCAAGACGATGAAGATGAATATGATGAAGACGAAATGGATGAATACGAATAATGAGTTGGTATCGCAAAATTGTTGCTAACTGGAACTCTATACCAGCTTGCCTAGATCACTTTGAAAAAGAACTAGCAGAAGCACGGTATGAAGTGAAAGTTCAGGGCAATATTGAAAAGAACGCTACAGAACTCCCAGCATTTGTAGAATTCCGTTTCGGTCAGTTACAGGAAATAGAAGCAATTCTAGAACATCTAAATATACAGTTACGTAAAAAGAGAAGTGAATATTTGCGTAAGTATTTAGAAAATTACAATAAAGCACTTAGTAGTAGGGATGCTGAAAAGTATGCAGATGGCGAAGCAGAAGTCGTTGCTATTTCAGAACTTATTAACCAAGTTGCACTAATGCGCAATCAGTATCAAGGTATTACTAAGGGATTTGAAATTAAGCATTTCCAATTAAGTAATATTATTAAGCTACGAGTAGCTGGTATGGAAGACGCAGACATAAACAATAGATATTAAGCTAGGCGCAATGTTGTTAAATACATTGCAATTTCGGAGAAGAGTATAAATGGGAATTCAAGTAGTCAAACGTGACGGTGACAGAGAAGAACTAGACCTAGAAAAAATGCACAAGGTCGTGTTCTTTGCATGTGACGGTATCGCTGGCGTATCACCAAGTGAGGTAGAGATTAAATCTCACATTCAGTTTTACGACGGTATTACTAGTTCAGAGATTCAAGAAACACTGATTAAGTCTGCCGCAGATTTGATTAGTGAGGACACGCCTAACTATCAGTGGGTAGCAGGCAATCTAGTTAACTATCATCTTCGAAAGATGGTATACAATAGTTTTGAACCAGTACATATTTTAGACTTAGTAAAGAATAATGTAGAACGAGGATTCTACGATTCATCATTACTTGAAGACTATTCAAAAGAACAATGGGAAACACTAAACAGCTATATCAAACATGACCGTGACTTCAACATTTCATATGTTGGTATGGAACAATTCCGTGGCAAGTATCTAGTTCAGAACCGTGTAACAAAAGAAGTGTTTGAGACACCTCAGATGGCTTACATGTTGATTGCCGCAACTCTATTCTCTAACTATCCAAATGAAACAAGAATGAAGTGGATAAAAGATTACTATGATGCGATTAGTAATTTTGATATCTCACTCCCAACTCCAGTAATGGCAGGCGTTCGCACGCCACAGAGACAATTTTCCTCCTGTGTTCTAATTGAGACTGGTGACTCGCTTGATTCAATCAATGCGACATCTAGTTCGATTGTTAAGTATGTCTCACAGAAAGCTGGCATAGGTGTTAATGCTGGCGCTATTCGTGCGATTAATTCTCCAATTCGTAATGGAGATGCGTCCCATACTGGCGTTATCCCTTTTTATAAAATGTTCCAAGCGGCTGTTAAGTCATGTTCGCAAGGTGGTGTTCGTGGCGGAGCAGCAACTCTATACTATCCTATTTGGCATTTAGAAGTAGAAGACTTACTTGTTCTAAAGAACAACAAAGGCACAGAAGACAATCGTGTTCGTCACTTAGATTACGGCGTACAGTTCAACAAGCTAATGTATGAACGTCTAATGACTGGTGGAGATATCACTCTATTCTCGCCACAGGACGTCCCAGGACTATACGAAGCATTTTTTGCAGACCAAGATAAGTTCCGTGAACTATATGAGAAAGCAGAACGTAAGACATCTATTCGTAAGAAATCTATTACTGCAATCGATCTGTTCTCTGCATTCATGAATGAACGTAAGAACACTGGTCGCATCTATCTAATGAACGTAGACCATGCAAACGACCATGGATCGTTTAAACCAGATGTAGCACCAATTCGACAATCAAATCTTTGCTGTGAAATTAATCTTCCTACAAAGCCACTGAATGATTTGAACGATCCTGAGGGTGAGATTTCATTGTGTACGCTTAGTGCTATTAATTGGGGTAATATTAAAACTCCAGCAGACTTTGCTAAACCATGTGAACTATCAATTCGTGGACTAGATGCACTACTTGATTATCAAAAGTATCCAGTACTTGCGGCACAATTGTCAACAGAAAAACGCCGACCACTAGGTATCGGTATCATCAACTTCGCTTATTGGTTAGCTAAGAATGACACAAACTATTCGAACCCAAATCTTGAACTAGTAGATGAATGGGCAGAAGCGTGGAGCTACTACCTAATTAAAGCATCTAATACTCTTGCTAAAGAGCAAGGTAAATGTTCTGGTACAGATGAAACACGTTATGGTGACGGTGTTGTCCCAATGGATACTCGCAAACGTGATGTAGATGAACTTGCACCATATGTAGAACGTCAAGACTGGGACACACTACGTGCAGACTTGAAAGAGTATGGCATTCGTAACTCAACTGTTATGGCACTTATGCCAGCAGAAACATCAGCACAGATTTCAAACTCTACAAACGGAATTGAGCCACCGCGCTCACTTGTATCTGTTAAGCAATCCAAGCATGGTGTTCTAAAGCAAGTTGTGCCAGGTATTCATAAACTGAAAAATAAATATGAACTACTATGGGATCAACAATCACCAGAAGGCTACATTAAGATTATGGCGATCCTACAGAAATATATCGACCAAGGTATCTCAGTAAACACAAGCTACAATCCTGTATTCTTTGATGATGAAAAGATTCCTATGTCAGTAATGTTGCAACATCTAATTATGTTCTATAAATATGGTGGGAAGCAACTTTACTATTTTAATACATTCGACGGTCAAGGAGAGATTGACGTATCGAAACTAATGGAAGAACCACTAGCACAATCAGAAATCGATGATGACGATTGTGATGCGTGTGTAATTTAATAAACGAGAGAAATAAATGTCAGTATTCAATTCAAAAAACAAAGCAGACCATACAAAAGCACTAGCGTTTCTAGACCCAAATGGCGGTGTAGCAATTCAACGTTTCGATATGCTAAAGTATAAGCAGTTTGACAAACTAACAGACAAGCAACTTGGTTTCTTCTGGCGCCCAGAAGAAGTAGATGTAACTAAAGATTCAAATGATTTCAAAAATCTTACAGACCATGAGCGTCACATCTTTACGTCAAATCTAAAGCGTCAGATTCTACTAGACAGTGTACAAGGACGTGCGCCAGTAGAAGCATTCGGTCCACTAGTATCTATTCCAGAACTAGAAGCATGGATCCAAACTTGGACATTTAGTGAAACAATTCACAGTCGTTCATATACACATATTATTCGTAACGTATATTCTGACCCATCAAAAGTGTTTGACGGCATGATGGACATTGAAGAAATTATGGATTGTGCAGATGATATCTCAGAATGTTATGACCAGCTAATCGATATGACTTCATACTTCAATCTATTGGGCGAAGGTACGCATAATGTCAATGGGAATGAAGTAGTTGTAGACAAATACGAAATTAAAAAGTTGCTTTATAAAACTCTTATGAGCGTAAATATTCTTGAAGGAGTTCGTTTCTATGTCTCATTTGCTTGTTCATGGGCATTTGCAGAATTGAAGAAGATGGAAGGCAATGCTAAAATCATCAAGCTAATTGCACGTGATGAAAATCTACACTTGGCATCTACACAAACACTACTAAAACTTCTACCAAAAGATGATCCTGACTTTATTCAGATTGCTAAAGAGACAGAAGCAGAATGTATTCAAATGTTTGTAGACGCAGTAGAACAAGAAAAAGAATGGGCTCGGTATCTATTTAAAGACGGTTCAATGATCGGTCTGAACACTCAACTGTTAGCAGATTATATTGAATGGATTTGTTGTAAGCGTATGACCGCTGTTGGTCTTAAATGCCCTTACGCTACGCCGCAAGCCAATCCACTACCGTGGACAGCTAAGTGGATCTCGGGCGCAGATGTACAAGTAGCACCACAAGAAACAGAAATTTCATCATATGTTATCGGTGGGGTTAAGCAAGACGTTGACAATAACACATTCGGAGGCATGTCACTATAATGGAACACGTATTTGATGAACAATGGATTAGACAAAAGAAGTTTAAAGTCGCTATGGAAAATGAAGTTATCCATATCCCTTCAAACGGTATTGACCATAAAGTAATTGATGCACAGTTACCTGGGTTCATTACAGGTGCAACTGGTGATGATAAGAAGCAGTTTATCTTAGACGTTGGTTGCGGCGATGGGTATGCAATGCAAAAGATGGTTGACATGGAGTATGAAAATGTACAAGGTATTACGCTACACCGCGAAGACCATCTTATGTGTAAAGAAAAAGGATTGACTTCTCATGTGATGAACTATAACTTTTCAGAGTTGATGAAGGGTTTCTTTCACGTAATTTGGATGCGTCAATCATTGCAGTTTTCATTCCAACCATTCTTTACAATGCTGGAACTTAATCGAATTATGCGTTTAAACGGTTGGGCATATATTGAAGTTCCTGATACATCTAATGACGGTGTTCCTCTTGGCACTCTGCATCGTGAGACATACGAGCGACTATTTAAATCAGCAGGGTTCAATATTATTCAGAGTGATAATATTACATTAACTCTAGGTGAAGTAAGCGAATCACATAACTTCTTTGCACTAGTAAAACGAGCAAATGTGTCACTTCCGGAACTCCCAGAAGAAGAATAAAAGTTAAAAAAAATTGTAAGTCATTGAAGCGCAAGGGTTTTCTCTTGCGCTTTTTTGTTGACATTCCTGCGAGACATGCTATATTAATTAAGTAATCAGAGAGAAAGAGAATCAACAATGAAAAAAGTAATCATCAACGCAGCAATCGACGGTACTTCTGCTCTTATGTCTGCAATCGCCTTTGCAGGAACTTTTTATTTCTTCGTGTCATAAAAAGGTTGACAATACTAACGAATCACTATATAAAGTAAGTATAGATTGATTAAACAGAAAGAGAACCTCTATGTCTATTCAGAAACTTATCGATGAAACGTACAGCTATTATGTAGAAGCACAAGGTACTGATCTTTCTGATCTATATAAAGATGATTTAAATGATTTTGAATCAGTACAATGGTTGATTAATGCGGACCTCACTGATGATGCTGCAGCAAAGATTGACAATATGGATACTGAACCACGTGAGCAGATCGTATTGGCTATTGCTGGTGAGTATGGCAATGGATATGTAGAAACTGTACTAGGTTATGAGGTATCAT